TACTTTTAGTGGGGATAGCTCTATCTCTAATAGGAAGATCATACTCAACCTAGTAAAGGAATCTCTGATTCCGGCCAAGGCCTACGCGCCTTGTATAAAAGAAATGAGCATCCGCGCCGATGATACGCAACTATACTGAAGAAGAGTTATATCTCCAGGCTACCTCCAGTAGAAAATTCTGGAAGCAGTACAAGCAAGAGCGAGAGTCCCGTCGCTTAGAAATGCGCCGCCAGATCGCGGCGGCAATTCTAGTAGAAGAGATGAGACGGGAAAACAGTGGCCGATAACAGCGCCGACATCGCCAAGAGAATCATCCTTGGTTGTGTAGCAGAGGGTATGACCATCGAGCAGGCTTGTGCCTCGGCTGGTAAATCCATTAAGACTTACGAGTACTACCGACGTACCGATAAGGTCTTTACAGACAAGGTTGACCGAACACGGCTAGGCCTGAAGGACAAGTCCTTTGCCTCCGGTGATGTTCACGACTTAACCTTTGCCGAGTTCCGCGAAAAGTTCCTCCACTCTAAGACCTTCCCACACCAGCAAAACCTGGTAGATATGATCGAAGGCCGCGAACCTGGTTGGCTACACCCTTCTATGAAGTATGAGCCAGGGCTTGCATCTAATAGAATTTTATTAAACATCCCGCCCAACCACGCCAAGTCAATTACGATCACGGTGGACTATGTAACCTGGCAGGTAGTACGTAACCCCAACTTTAGAGTTTTGATTGTTTCTCAGACCCAGCAGTTAGCTGCCGACTTTCTCTACGCCATCAAGCAACGCCTGACTCATCCGATGTATGAATCACTCCAACAGGCTTACGCTGCTGGCGTAGGGTTTAATTCTAAGTCAGCATCCTGGCAGGCAACCCGCGTCACCTTTGGTTCCGAGCTTCGTGAGTCTAGTGAAAAAGATCCAAACATCGAAGCCATTGGTATCGGTGGTCAGATCTACGGTAAGCGTGCAGATATGATTATCGTAGATGACGCTGTTACCTTAAAGAACGCTAACGAGTTTGAAAAGCAGATTCGCTGGTTAACCCAGGACGTTCGATCACGTTTGAACCCTACAGGTAAACTTGTAGTTATTGGTACGCGTGTTTCTGCAATGGACCTATACCGCGAGCTGCGTAACGAAGACCGCTACCCTGGTGGACTGGTCCCGTGGAAGTACTTGGCTATGCCAGCACTTTTAACTACGCACGAAGACCCAGACAAGTGGGAAACCCTTTGGCCTGCTAGCGATGCTCCCTTTGATGGACAACTAGAATCTGATAAGAACGAAGACGGCCTCTACCCTAGATGGAATGGTCGCAACCTTTACAATGAACGCCAAGCTATGGATGCAAGCACCTGGGCTTTGGTCTATCAACAGCAAGATATCTCAGATGATGCCATCTTTGATCCGGTATGTGTGCGAGGTTCTATAGATGGTATGCGTAAAGCAGGTCGCTTGGTTCCTGGTAACCCAGGCCATCCGAGGGATGTTAACGGCTTTTCTTTTATTTGTGGTCTTGATCCCGCTATGGTTGGTGATACAGCCGTCGTTTGTTACGCTGTTGATAGGGCTACACATAAACGCTATATCGTTGATGCTATTAAGATCACTAGGCCAACGCCTGCTGCGATACGCCAACTAATCTTTGACTGGACTTCCCTGTACCAGCCCAGTGAGTGGATAGTAGAGAAGAACGCTTTTCAATCTTTCTTAACGCAGGACGAAGGCATCCGCCAAAATCTTGCAAGCCGTGGCGTTTTATTACGCGAACACCATACAGGAACCAATAAGTGGGACTCCGGTTTCGGTGTAGCTTCTATGTCCACCTTGTTCGGCACAAAGCAGTTCGACGGTAAGCACCACCGCGACAACCTTATTCATTTACCTAGTGACCAAACTGAAAACGTTAAGGCGCTCATCGAGCAATTGATTACGTGGTCACCTACTACTAAGGGTAAGACCGATATGGTAATGGCACTTTGGTTCTGTGAGATCAGAGCACGTGAGATGCTTAACCAAGGTATGCACAAGACACATCATATGAAGAATCCTTTTCTATCTCGTTTCGAGGTAGGCAAACGAACAGTTATCAATATAGATGAACTGCTCGCAGAAAAAGATCGTACGTTCATCTAACTAGGAGATAACAATGGCAGACTCAACAGCAGATAAGGCTCGCAAGGCACGCAACCGTGCATCTGATCAAAACTATCCACGTGGTTATTCACGTGGCGGTACTGATAGATTAGTTATGGATTTAACACGTGGCAAGGCTAAAGGACTTGAAAAAATTACTGGTCGTTTTGTAGATGCAGAAGAACAACGTGCTGCCAATCTAATGCAGCAACGTCGTCGTCTTGATACTGGAAAAACTGCAGCACGTGCAACTGCTATTGAAAAGCGTACTGCTGCAAAGAAGGCAGAAAAGACACTAATGACTGGTGCTACTGGTGGCCCAGCAAAGAAGCAAGCACCAAAGCCAGCAACTAAGAAGGCAGCAGCAAAGCCAAAGACTATTGGAACTGGACCTAATAAGGCAAAGGTAACACCTATGTCTCCTGCTAAGAAAAGCGCTAAGGGTATTCCAACAACTGGTCGTCAGAATGTAAAGAAGGGCAAGAAGTAATGCCACAGATGAAGAAGCCTGCACCTCCACGTGGATTTGTACAACGCACACCTTCAACTGGAACTGGCATTAAAAAGCCTATGCCTAAGATTCAAGGTGCTAAGCCTAGCGCTAAAAAACTAATGTCTAAGCCACTTACCGGACCAGCAGCAGTCAAGGCACTTCAAGATCGTGTATCACCATCTGGAGTTAAGAAGGCAGAAACTGGCGCTAAAAAAGCCATTGACAAGAAGTACCCAGGTTTATACAAAAAGAAGAAGTAAGGAATTCCATTGTTATCAGTCAAAGAAGTTGACGCTAAGCTAGCACGCTTACGTACTCGCTCATCAGCGCGAGATCAACGTATGCGTGATGTGCTCTCGGTGCGTCAGGGAGATATCTCTAAGGTATACCCTGCAATGTTTTCAGAGGAATATCCAAAGCCTCTGGTTGCAAACTTCATTGACGTAGCAGCACGTGACTTAGCAGAAGCAATGGCACCACTGCCATCCTTTAACTGCTCAGCAACTAATATGGTTTCAGATGCAGCACGCAAGGCAGCAGATACTAGAACTCGTATTGCAAACTTTTATGTAACAAACTCTGACCTACAACTGCAGATGTACACAGCAGCAGACTGGTATAACACCTATGGTCTTGGTATTGGTATGGTTGAGATGGATTTTGAGGACAACAACCCTCGTATCCGTATGCTCAATCCGTTCGGTACCTACCCAGAGTTAGATCGTTATGGTCGTGTTATGTCTGTAACTCAAGTCATCGTTACCGATGCAGAGACATTAGCGTCACAATACCCAGAGTATTACGATTTAATTCTAGGCAAAAACCAGTACGCTTTATCTTCTCCTTATATCTCAATGGTCAAGTACCACGACAAGGACCAAGACCTACTGTACTTACCAGAGCGTAAGAACTTAGTTCTATCACGCACACCTAACATTTTAGGTAAGGCAATGGCATCTGTCGTAATGCGTTCATCATTAGATGGTGAAGCACGTGGACAGTTTGATGATGTTCTATCAGTTCAACTTGCTCGTGCTCGCTTTGCAGTATTGCAGATCCAAGCAGCAGAAAAATCTATCCAAGCACCTATTGCTATCCCACAGGATGTGCAAGAGTTGGCACTTGGACCAGATTCAATTATGCGTTCTGCTAACCCACAAGGTATTCGTCGCGTTCCACTAGAACTACCACCTGGAGTCTTTACAGAGTCTGGCGTACTAGAGCGTGAATTACGTCTTGGTGCTCGTTATCCTGAATCTCGTTCAGGTAACATTGACGCATCAGTTGTAACAGGCCGTGGTGTGCAAGCACTACAGGCTGGCTTTGATACACAGATCAAGGCAGCACAAGCACAGTTTGCTCGTATGTTCCAGGAACTTATCTCTGTTTGCTTTGAAGCAGACGAGAAAGTATTTGGTGGTATTCCAAAGACAATCAAGGGTTCAGATGATGGAACACCTTACGTTCTAAAGTACACACCATCTCGTGACATCAAGGGTGAGTACGGCGTAGATGTACGCTACGGAATTATGTCTGGTATGGACCCAAACCGTGCCATCATTGCTTTACTACAAATGCGTTCAGACAAGCTCGTATCTCGTGACTATGTACGTCGTGAGATTCCAATGGACTTGAATGTTACGCAGGAGGAACAACGTGTTGATATCGAAG